ACTGGTTTGGATAAATATTTTGGGTTGGTTGAGATTGCAGAGAAATACGAAATATTCAAAAAGGTTTCCACAAGATTTGAAATGCCAGATGGAACGAAAGTTTTTGAAAAAGCAATTATAAAAAATCCAGAAAAATACTTTACTGATGACATAATGAAACAACTTGAAGATGCTGTATTTCAAGAGTTTAATTATGGCAGTAAAAAGGGAGATCAGGAAGATGATGAAACTTAGCGTTTCGTTAAAATGTTTATGGATATTAGTTGGTATAATTATTATGGGTGGTGTCTATTTGTTATCTTATAACAATGTAGATGAAATGGCAGTTAATGAAACAACTCGTTTGGTATATTATTTAAGGGCGGTATTGACGAAATGATACAAATGCAGAATAGTGATACAGAAACAACATATAATGCGTGGTACACTTATCAAGGAATCTATGCTCATTTTAGATCGCAAGACAGAAATTATGATTATTTAAAATACAATGGTAAATTAAAGTTTAGTGGAATACCATCTATGGAAAAGAGTTTTTATAAACACGAACATAATGGTAATTTTTCCATGCAAAGAAAGATATTTACAGATTTAGGGAAACGGTTTACGAATAAAGAAGCATTAATATTCTTTTATCTTTCTCAATTTACAAATGATATTATGTATCCATCTCATTTTGATACGGAAGTTTATGATGCATATGTTGAAAGAATGAATAATTTTTACTTGTATTTTGAGCAAGATATTGGTAAAATAAAAGCATTTATTGATTCTTATGAGATTTTGTTTAATGATATTTTTATTGTTGATGGTATTAATCATCCAGTTATTATGAAGTTAAGTTTATCCAAAACTATTGGTTTAGAAACGGTTGCTGTATTGGATTCATTATTAGGGTTTGTTGACGATATTGATAGTAGGTTGGATGATCCTCTTTGGAATAATCATAGTTTTTTAATTAAGAAATATAAGCCGTTTTTGAAATTAGAACAATATAAAGAAAAGTCAACAGAAATTATAAAGGATATTTTTATGAAGGAGTGATATGAGGAAAACTAGAATTGAAAGTTTAATTTTAGAAAATCTTTTAAATGATGAACACTATTGTAGCGTAGTTGGTATATTTTTACAACCAGAATATTTCAAGGAAACATCAGAGAAACAAGTTTTTATTGAAATACAAAACCATATTAAAAAGTATAACGAAGCGCCAAGTGTGCCATCTTTGTCGCAGATATTATCAGAAAGAAAAGATTTAAGCCAACCAATATATGAAAAGTGTATTGAAACTTTAGATCGACTCGGAAAAGAAAAGTCAGATGATCCCGAATGGTTATTGTTGGAAACAGAGAAGTGGGCAAAAGATCAAGCTGTTTATAATGGTATTGTCGAAAGCATTTCTATCTTGGAAGGTAAAGATAAAAAAGCTTCTAAGAATGTAATTCCAGAAATACTTACGGAAGCATTAGCGGTTTCTTTAGATAAAAGTATTGGTCATAGTTATTTGGAAAATGGTGAAGATCGTTGGAATTTTTATCATAAAACAGAAACTAAGATTCCATTTGAAATGGTAATGCTTGATAAAATCACAAATGGCGGTATCTCGCCAAAAACTCTTACAGTTTTATTAGGTGGAACTGGTGTTGGTAAAACACTAGTCAAAACACATTTAACAAGTCAATATTTAAAACAAGGATTGGATGTTTTATATATTACTATGGAGATGGCAGAGGAACGTATTGCAGAAAGAATTGATGCTAATTTGATGGATGTTGAGTTACATGATTTGCATAGAATGGATAAAAAAACATTTGCAAAAAAATTATATGATTTAAAGATTGGTAAATTAGTTATCAAAGAATATCCAACAGCAGGAGCTCATGTTGGAAATTTTCGTGCATTGATTCGTGAATTAAAAATCAAAAAAGATTTTACGCCACAAGTTATTGTTTTGGATTACTTGAATATTTGTTCTTCAAGTAGAGTGAAATGGGCTGCAAATATGAATACTTACATTTATATCAAATCTATTGCAGAGGAAGTTCGTGGTTTGGCAGTTGAATGTAATGTTCCAATTATTACAAGTTCACAATTAAATCGGGAAGGTTATACAAGTTCCGATCCTGATCTATCCAATACATCTGAAAGTTTTGGATTACCAGCAACAGCAGATTTGATGCTTGCGATTATTGCAAAAGAGGATGCTAATGGAGTAAATAATAAGATATTATTTAAACAGTTGAAAAATCGCTATAGTGATATTTCTATGAATTCAAAATTTGTAGTTAATGTTATTAAGAAGAAAATGATGCTTGTAGATATTGATGAAAATGATCAGCCAGTTCTAGCAAATGATGGAAGCAACAAATATTATGATAAAAAATCAGATGCGAATACTAGTTCAAATCCATATAAATTTACTATTAAACCCGAAAAAAGAGGGGCTGGACAGTATTCAGACTGGAAGTTTTGAAATATTATAAATACTGTTAGAACAGAGGAGGCTTTAAATGCAAGATTTAACGATTTCTAAAGGTTGGTTTACTGGTGATAAGGAAATTGATGAAACACCTGTATTAAAGAAACTTTGTGAACACAAAGCAAATACTACTACATTAGACTATGATGTAGGTATCGAATACTGTAATTTTTGTGGGGCATTAGGTCATTATTCAGTCGATAAGGACGCTGTAGAATGGAAATTGCCTGAATTTCTTATAAAACAGAACTATAATTAGATATAAGTATTATAAATAGATATAATACTAAATACTGAGCAGAGGATTTAAAAATGGCATTACAAAAAGTAGGTGCTGGAATATTCACAATGAATGGTCATATCATACCAGACACCAATGCGGCTTATGATTTCGGTAGCGCCGAATTTAAGATTAGACATTTATTTCTATCTGACAATTCATTGTGGGTTGGTGATAATCATAAGGTAGATACAGAGGAAGGCACATATAAGATAAGGAAACGAAAAAAAGGCAAAGTACCTCAAGGTGTTACCAATACATTAATACCATCTACATTTGCAAATGAAGCAGACTTGCTGGTAGACTTTAAACTTAGAATTCACGATCCTGCGCCAGCTACTATACTTGATCCAGGCCATGCTGACTTTAATCCGCCAATTAATAAGTGGCAAGAATATATGGGATTGCATGGACATCCTGATAAATCAGCTGACGAGCTTTACGATAACGCTGAAGATTTTGACCAAGAAAGCTCAGGAATTCCAAGTGGCTGTATTGTAATGTGGTCTGGTGCAATAGCAAACATACCAGATGGTTATGTATTATGTGATGGTAGTAACTCTACACCAGATTTAAGAGATAGATTTGTTATAGGTGCTGGTAATTCTCATGCGGTTGATGCAACTGGTGGTTCAACAAGTGTTGGCGCTCATACATTGACGATTGCAGAAATGCCATCACATACTCACTCAGCCGCTGCTACAAGTGGTGCATCAGATGGTGATAATCAGAAACCAGCTGCAACTATGACTACAACTGGCGCAACTGGTGGTGGTGGTTCGCATACGCATACTGGTACATTACCGCCTTACTACGCATTAGCATATATAATGAAAACATAGGAGAGATTAATTGATTACTGAGAAAGACTTACTTGATGATAAAATAGAAACAATAAAGAATTTTCTAACTCCACAAGAATCTGTTGATTTTTGGTACTTGACAAATGAATGTACTTGGAGTTATGGTAGAGTATCTAATACATACTCTAATCAAAAACAAAAAAGAATGACTTATAATTTTGATCCTGATTATTTTTTACAAACAGATTTGTGGAAAAGATGTGATGAATTATTTGAAGATAAATTATCTTTGAGTCATGCTTATATAAATTATTCAGACCATGCAACTGTTAGTTTACCACATACAGACGGTAAAGATAACGGGCCGAGTTTCTTGATATGTTTAAATCAAGAATGGAAAAGAGAATGGGGTGGATATACTGTAATGTTTAAAGATATGAATAGTAACGATATTATTCATACTACTTCACCAGAGCCTGGTAAGGCTACTATTTTTAGAGGTTCTATTTGGCACTCTGGTACACCTGTATCACACTTTGCTGAGTATCCTAGATTTATGTTAACTATACATTGTTTTTTAGAAAAGGAAATTAACGAATGAGTACACTAACTATTGTTCCAGATGATAAAGTTATTTTGGTAGACGGTGTTTCCGTGATTTGTGATTTCGATATTGATGCTGATATCCATGCGGTTCAATGGAATGGAACTAATGGTCATGTCGAATATAAGTCTGGAAAGGATAATACGTTTTTCAGTAGTGTTGATGACTATCAATCTTATATAGATTTACATGGTGTTAAAAAAGCAGAACAAGAACAAGCCATACAAGATGCAGAAACAGCTGCACTTGCACCAGAATATCAAAGAAATAGGTTGTCCGAATATGGTTCACTCGGAGATCAATTAGACATGATTTATTGGGATGGTAAAAACGGAACTACTTTGTGGCAAGAACATATTGATACTATTAAATCAAAATACCCAAAGGAATAGAAAATGAAAAAGTTTAGTCAATGGTTAAATGAGGATTTAGATTTAGTTCTCTTAGAGAAAAGAGTTGATACAACATTAAATGCATCTCTCACAGAATTGTTACCAGCATTGGCGTTTAATAAAAAGTATC